CGTGTAGGCCGATGTGTTCACGCCCGAAAGCTCAAACGTGTTCGCGCCCGCGTTCACATTGGCAACCGTGAACTCGCGATTGTTCACCTCGGTCATTCCGACCACACCGGAAATCAACACCCGGTCGCCGTTGGCGTAGGTGTCAGCCCCCGAATAGGTCACGACGCCGGGATTCGCCTTGGTGATGCCGGTGATGTTCTGGGCGGCCTGGGTGATCTGGGCGTGGTTCCGATGGAAGCGAACATACTGGTCGCCAAACTCCAGGACATACGCCTGCACCGTCGAGAACTCGAACTCGACCAGCAAGGTTTTCTTGGTGCTATCCTTGACCTCAGCCGTGAACTTCGTGCCAGGGCGACGGGTCAGCGGCCCCTGCACCAGGGGGATGAAGTTCTCGCACGACTTCAAGCCCTTCTTGTATTTGGCGAAGTCAACCCGGCCCTCAAGGATCGGGCTGAGTTCACCGCCGTTGAAGCTCTCGTAAATCGGGTTTACGCTCGCCATCAGAGCCTCGCGATGATCCAGGGGTCAGTCGGCGGTGACTGTGCGATCTTCTCGAACGCATTGACGCGGCGGGCTTCCTGCAACGCCCGCCGGTAATCCTTCTCCGCAAGCTCGCGCTTAGTGCTCGATTGCGTCAGCCGCTCGCAAAGGCGAAGCGCCAGGCGCGAGGACAGGGCATCCACGAACAACGGGTCCATCTCGTTGGGGTCGGTAATCTCGTAGACATACCGAACATCGAGCGGCCCGCCGTCATCGGTCAGCAGCTTGCGCCCCTCAACCTGCCAGTCCGTCACCAGGGCATCAGGGAGAATCCGCACGCAGTCGGACGGCAACTGGTATTGGTAGGCGAAGCCAAACAGGGGGGCATCACTGAGCGCCGCCAGCTGCACGCGCTTGACCGCGCAGTTCCACGGGTGCGCCCGCAGTTCCGCCCGAAGCTCTTTCGTGAAAATGCGGTTGGCCGCACGCGCACGGTCGCTGTTGTCCGACAGCGACGTGATCGCTTCCTCTCCGATCTTCTGGAGCGCGTCGTTCACAATCTCGACAGCGGAAGTCATGCGGCTTCTCCTACCTGCGACGACGACGGCGTTGCCGCCTGCGACCGTTTGCTATCGCACCGTGCAGCCCAGACATGATGTGATGGTACAGCGCCAGCAACATCATCAATACTCCAAAACCTGCATTACGCCGCTGAAGTCCTGATTGGTGGTCAGAGGCGTGTAGGCCAGGATCAACTCGCCCATGGTGTTGTCGATCCCGACGCCAAGCGTGCGGAGCGCCGCGTTTGGTGCATTGGTTTGCACGCTTCCGCCACTCACAGGTACAGCCTTCACAATGCGCCCGACGTTCGTGATTGTCTGCGTCGTAGCAATCGCCGTCTCGATGCGCGAATTTGCGGCCCACGACAAAGGCGCGGACAGCGTAGGATTCAGCAATATCATCAGAATCCCAGATTCTGGCGTAGCGGTGGACAGCACATTTGCACCGCCAAACTCGGCCAGGGGGACGAAGTGATTCCGGTACGCCGCGACCTTGCGCACCCCGCAAAGCGCGTAGACGGTTCCGATGGAGTTGCACGCGATTTTCGGCGTGTAGATCGCCAAACCTTCGCCCTGCTCGTTCGTCCCCGTCGTTCCTTCCGTCGCCACCTGGGAACAAATCGCCCGGAAAGAACCGGCACCCGTGGAACTGCGAATCTCGTACCGCACCGGCTGGTTCGGATTGTTGAAGATTATGCCGGCCTGATATCCTGCGTGATTGTCGATGGTGTGGACGAGCTTGAACACGCCATCGACCACGAGGAACAGCCGCAGCCCAGCGCCGCCAAGCCACAGGAAATCAACCATAACGACGGTGAATTTTGACCAGTCATACCCGTCGATGTCTTTGTAAGCATCCCATGATGTCCAAGGGATGTTGTGCGTCTCTGTCCCGAGGTTCGAGCAAATCAGTCGATAGGTCGATCCATCCGCCTCGATCCACCAGCCATCCTTGCTCGAATCATATGGCGCAACGGCATTGCTGCTGAAATACCCGAATCGCTTGACGACATTGGCCTCGTTGGCGAAACCAGAATGCGTCATCTCGATCACTTGCGGCTTGCCAGAAAAATACGGGCTGAAACTGCGGGCCTGCCGGATTACGTACTGGCCTGAAGTCACCGACAGGTTGATCGTGTTCGCGCTATAGGAGGCGGTACCCGTCCCCTTGGTGTCCCACTTGAACGTGTTCTCGGCGTTGTAAATCTTGCCGTCAAACAGGGTGGTCAACTGGGCAACGCGAAAACGCCCGCTGGTGTCACCGGCAACCTGATACGGCTTACTCTCGCTCCACCCACCGGAAAGTGTGCTATCGGTCAGCAACGCACCGCTATGCGTCGCCTTTACGTCAACATATTCATTCGTGTGACCAGTCGAGCACAGGCCGTGAATGATGGTGTTCGTCACCAGCCCAACGTCAGCGGTCGTTAGCTGCGTGCCAAGCTGCTTGGTATTGGCCGTGCCGGCACCGTCGGAGATGAACGACTTGACATGCTGGACATATGAGCCGTCCCCATCCAGCGTGCAGGCTACACGCTTTCCAGGTCCGTCATCATGGAGTTGGACATAGTCCACCATGACGGCTTACTGCCCGAGAATCTTGGCAACGCCCGCCTTGGCCTTGGCAATCTTGCCGGTGATATCCTCAAGCTCCTTCTGAGCCACCACCACGGCATCACGAGCCGCCGAAGCCTGGGCCTCCAGGGCCTGAACACGAACAACCGCAGCAGCCTCGAAAGCATTGACCTCGGCAGTGCGAGCCGCAATATCAGCCTCAGCCTTCGCCAGCCGCTCGTCAGCCTTGCGCTTGGCATCGGCAACGATCTTCTTGGCCTCATCCTTGGCATCGGCAACCTCGGCCTTCACGACAGCCAATTCAGCCGTGTGAGCGTCGATCAGGGCGCGGGTATCGGACAGAGCCTTCTCGGCCTCCTTGCCCGCGTTCTGAAGCGAACCGACGTTCTCAAGCGCGGCGGAAACCATGTCAACCGCCTTGAAGCCACGCAGCATCTTGCGGACTTCATCGGCAGCCTGGGTCAGAGTCATGTCAGCCATTACGCAATCCTCCGGCACAGAAGCTCGACCGTCAGGCTCGTGGTGCCATCGCCAGCCGTCACCAGCGGGCGGATATACAGCGGGGCCTCAACCACCATCTCAATGCCAGCCGCCGTCTTGGTCAGGGCGTTGCCCTGCGGATCGGTCAGCGTGTACCAGTTGGTGCCGTCCATCGACCCTTGCATGGTCACGGAGCCGCCCGAGCCGAACGTGCCGCGCACAACAACGGTCTGGTCGGTGTAGTCAACGATGGTGATCGGGATGCCCGAGTCATCGCTATCAAGGCCAGTCCAGGTGAACAAAGCAGCCGGGACAGCAGCCTTGATATCAGTCCTGGTTACAGCGCGAATCGCGTCAGCCATGGCCTAGTCCTCACGCAATTGGGTTGGTTTCCTTGGTCGCGATATAGTTCGCGAGGGTATCCAAGGCCAGCATCACCGCCAGCTTATTGGAATAGATCGAATCGCTCACGCGCAGCTCAATGGCCTCGCCAGAGGTGGAACCGCCCTCGGTCACTTGGTGGTCCATCTGCTCGCCCAAGGAAACGGAATAGAACTTGTCAGCCATGCCGACCTCCTGAATTGAAGGAAGGGGGCCGAAGCCCCCTCACCCCATTAGATCGCGTACTGAACTTCCAGGACCATGGTGGTGCCCATGCCGTCGCCGGTCGTGGTGACAGTCGCCACGATGTCGTAATCGCGGTTCGGGTCGGTGGACAGGCCAAGCGCCTCCCACAGGGGGAGGCACGACTCGGCGTAGGTGTACTGGCCGCTTTCCCAGGTCTGGTCAGAGCGGGTGAACGGGCCACCCGTCAGAGCCAGGGCCGAGGCGAACAGGTCAGCATCGACAACCGCGCCGCCATTGCCGGCAGTCTGGTAAACGCCGATGTCGATGGCACCGGCGGTGGTGGCGTCGCCAGTGGTCAGCAACACCGCGTCGATACGGGCATTCGAGGGCACCCGCACAAGGCGGATGGTGTCGCCAGAAGCCTGGGTAGCCGAGACGGTGGCAACCGACTTGGCGGTGAACATCCGGCCCGCGCTCTTGTTGCTGGTGGTCAGAACAACCGGAGACGCAACGGCGTTGCCGATCCAAGTGGAATTGACGTTAGCCATTTTCAGCTACTCCTTAAGCGCGGTAGGATTCGATGGCATAAACCTTGTCTTCCTCAAGACGGGTCGCGCCAGCGGTCATGAAGGTGTAGAGCTGCCAGGGCTCGCCCTGGAGGTCATGGCGGATCGACACCGAATTCTGGATGTCGTTCCACATGCCAAGGTACATGCCGCTCTTGACCCACACCGGCAGAGTCACCTCGTTGGTGCCGGCCAGGGCAGTCTCGATCAGCTCGCAGTGGATGAACTGGAAGCCCAGGAACGAGTCAATCTTGCCTTCCTTCAGCACGGCACCCGAGCCGTTGAAGTCGGACGAAATCACCTGGATTTCATTCAGCAGCGCAGCATGGTCGGCGGCGGTGATGCCAATGAAAGCCTGCTCCATGTCGAAGTCCACGAAGTTCGCCATCATCAGTTCCTTGACGGCCTTGATCTTGGCGACGTTGAGCTTCGAGTTGGTACCGCCGGTCGCAACGTCAACCTCGTTGGCAGCGGTGAAGCTGGTCGAGGTCGCGCCGGTCTCGCCGGTCTTGGCGGTGCCGGTGAAGGCCGAGCAAATCAGACGATCGAACTGACGGCCAGCCGCCATGACGGCGTTCTGGACATACGAGGACGACGGGTCGGTGATCAGGCGCAGCTTGTCAAAGTTGTCGATCAACTGCGGCAGATCGAAATCCGAGGGGTAGACCCAACGGCGGTCAGCGGAAGCATCCACGCGGCCCATCGGGGCGAAGCGGGACGAAACAGCCTGCATTTCCACCGCGCCGAACTGATCGACCGGGGAAGCCTGCTTGCCGACATGCGAGCCGGTGGTCACGGCATTGCGAAGCTTGGAGCCCTTCTGCTGAAGCAGAAGCTCGATGTTGGTGCTGTACTGCTGGACGTAATGAGTAGGAAGATTGACAGACATGACGATAGCCCTCCAAAGGCCGTTGAAACGACGATTGCAAGGCTTATCCAGACCATGTCCGGGGCCGAATACCCACGCGGTCTTTCCCGCCGTCTACCGGCCTAGAGAAGCGGTTCGCTTCCCTTGGTTATCGGGGGCCTCCCCCGCCGACGCCGAGGAGGTTCTTCCCCCTCGACCTCGCCAGGATTGACGTATTCCTCAAACACCTTGGCCCGCTCAACGATGGCCTCAGCCGTTAAATCGTTGCGAAACGAGACCTTCAGAAGCTCAAGACGTAAGTCAAAGGCATTCATGTTATACCGCCTATGTTGTCAGCAGGCAATACTTAAGCTTCTGGATAGGCGAATTTGTGCAGCCGTTCCATTTCCGCCCGAGCATTGGCGTCGCCGGAAACGTACTTGGCAACAAAGCCCTGGTCGCCGCGCAGTTCCTTGATGCGGCCATTAGCCTGAGCCGGTGTCATGGCGCCATTGAACGACTTCGCCCCGTCACCGGAGATGTATTCGCTATTGCCCAGCGACGAGCCGATCTTCTCGAAGAAGGTCATGGCCTTGTACGGCCCCCAGGAATCACGCAACGCCGTCAAGGATTCAGCGTCCAGACCGAACTGAGATGCCGCCCGGTCAACGATCTTCACCTTGTCGTCAAACGCCGCGCCCCATTCCTTCCGCAGCCGGTCAGTCTCAGCCGAGATACGCCCTTGGCCTTCCTGCTTCATGGCGTCGCCACGCTGACCCATGTATTCGCCCCACTTCTCGACCAGCGCCTTCGCCTGCTTTGCGGGCAAGCCAATCTCGTGGAACACGTTCTTGGCCCAGGCCGAAAAGTCAGGGTCGCCATCCTTGGGCATCTCATAGCCATCAGGCTTGTCGGGACGGCCAAGCTTCGCCATGAACGCGGCGCGTTCCTCCGGTGTGGCGTCGTCGCCGGGGACAACCACAGTCCGGCCAGCCCGGTCATGGCCCATCAGCTTCTCAAGGTTCAGGTAGCTGCTCATGGCGACTTCCGGGTTCTCGAAACCCTTGTTCGCCGCCCATGCCTTCAGGTCAGGGCTCTTGAAGCTCTCGTAGAACGGAGCGGACGGAGCCGACGAAACACCACCGGCAGCGGCGCTATCGCCTGCCGGGTTGCCCGCACCAACAGCGGACCCGATTTCTTCAGTCATTGACTTCCCTTCCATGATGAACCAGAATCAACCCGCTCACTCCTCCCGAGCCCGAGCGCCTAGAGCGCCAGTGAAACCCCGGATGCGCCACTCATTCGGGGTTTCTTTTTGCCTCAAGCGTCGCCAGCCGGATCGCCACAAGATCGTCAGTCTGCAAACCGGCGTAATTCTGAATCCTCAGCCACACCTCGCGCCGCCCCTGAAGCACGCCCTCCACCCTTGGGTCAGGGTGGAACGTCGGGTCATGGGCGCGGCAAAACTCGGCAAGGTCAGCCAGGACAGCCGAACCCGCCACCGTCTCAGGGCTGAACACGGCCCGGTAATACGACGCCTTGCGGCCGATTACCATCCGAAGCTTGTCGATCAGGTTCAAGCGGGCGCTCCACCAACGCCGGCCTTCGCCATCGCGGCGATACCCGGCAAGCTCTGGATAAGCTGCTGCGTCTGGCCTGCCTGCTGGCGACCCTGACGCTTCTCTGCCACTTGCTCCGAAGTCGCCACCCAGCGGTTCGGGACAGCCAGGATATCGGCCAACTCAGGCTGGGCCGTATCGAAGTCAACCCAGTCCAACGCGGACGGGTCTTGGGTCTGCGCCGCCACGTTCAGCGAGGTTTCCAGCCAGCGCATGAAGCCGGAGGCTTCCTCGCTCCGCATGGTCCGCGACAGCGGCGAATCGTACTGCACCGTGTAATCGCCCGCCGCCTCGACAAGCTCTTGCGGCATCTGCGGCAGCAACCCATCCCGCGCCAGCACATCAAGCTCACGCTCGATCAGCGGCCCGAGATATTCACTCTGCTGCCGTCCCATGGTCGGAGCCAGCAGCATCCCCTTCTCCCGCGTCCGCTCAAGCACCTCGGTGGCGGTCATGGAAGGCGTCTGCACAAGAATCTGGAACAGCGACACCAGGAAGGCATCGTTGATGACCATCCTTTCCTGTTCCATCATCTTGTCCAACGCAGGCAATTGCCCGTTGGGCATGTCCAGAGACGCCACAAGCTTGCGCCCTTGGGCATCAATGCCGCCCGGAACCTGTGTCCCCGGCGTCAGCGAGAACATGTCCAGCACGCCATCGTCATGTGCCAGGATGATCGGGTCCGCCAAACGATGCCCGACCTTCAGCGCGGTCTTCTTCTGCTCGTTCAGAACCTTGATGTTCGG